AACAAATCCTCTGTTTAAAAAAGTTAAAAGCACAGAATTAATCAATATGTCCATATTTGGTCCTGACTATGGTAATAAATATGGATTACAGCATTGTAATTGTATCGGTCAAGGATTACCAGTTTTAAAACCTACAAAAAAAGAAAACGAATATGAACTTACATTTTCATCTCATATGAGTTTGTCTGGTGATCTGTCACACTTCAAAGAAGGATATACACCTGTATTTGGTGCTACATTCAGAGCAGGTAGAGGATTTGAATTAGACGGTAAAAGATATAACGGTGCTAGAGTTGGTATATATCCATCTAAACTAGTTGCGACAAGAGGCGGAGTAGTTGAACTAAAATGATATCACTATCACAATATCTAGCAGAAGATAAAGAAGGCAAGAATCTTCACTTAGAACATCTTGAAGATGAAGTTCTCAATGGTGGTGTTAAAGGTACTCGCAGTGCTATCTATTTTCTTTTATCTTTAAGAGATATGCTTGCTGGTCATACTGGCAAACCTAGAGTCAATCTAACAACAAAGTGGGACGGAGCACCAGCTATCTTTGCTGGTATTAATCCAGAAAATAACAAGTTCTTTGTTGGAACTAAAGGTGTATTTGCTAAGAATGCAAAGTTGAACTATACAGATGCAGATATTGATGCAAATCATCCATCAGAAGGCTTGAATAAGAAACTCAAGATTGCTTTGCGCTATCTCAAACAACTCGGTATCACCAATGTCATTCAAGGTGATATGATGTTCACTAAAGAAGATTTGAAGCGCGAAACAATTGATGGTGTTGATTATATCATTTTCCAACCTAATACAATTGTATATGCAGTGCCTGTTAATTCTGGTTTGGCTAAGCAACTACTCGGTGCACAGATGGGTATTGTATGGCATACTTCATATGTTGGTGATGCATTGGAAGATATGAAAGCATCATTTGGTGTTGATATTGGTCGCCTCAGACAGACAAAAGATGTATGGTTTAGAGACGCTTCATTTGTTGACGCATCTGGTACAGCTACATTTACAGACAGTGAAACTAGGTCTATCAATAGTATTCTGACTCAAGCAGGAAATCTATTCAGAACAATCTCGGCCAGAACTCTAAACGAGATTGCTACTAACGAAACATATCGCTTGCAAATCAAGACATGGAATAATTCCAAAGTCAGAGAAGGTCAGGCTATTTCAAATACAGCAGCGCACGTTCAAGGATTGATTCTTTCTATTGAACAAAAGCTAAACAAGGCAATAGCAGAAGCTAAGAAAGCTGACACAAGACTGAAGCGAGAAAAAGAAAAAACAATTATTATAAACTGGTACAAACAAAATAAAAATGAACTGAAAAAGATATTTGATCTACAAAATCTACTAGTTGAAGCAAAGAATATGATTGTTCACAAACTGGAACAGGTACAGGGTGTGACGAATACTTTCATGAAGACAGATACTGGATATAAAGTGACAACTCCAGAAGGATTTGTTGCTATTGATATATTGCAAGGTAATGCTGTCAAGCTAATAGATCGACTAACCTTCAGTTTCAACAACTTCACTGCTGCAAAAAATTGGAGTAAGTAATGAAAACTTTCAAGCAACTGCGCGAAAGTATGCAAAATAAAAAAACTAATACACTCAATGTATTTGATATTGACGATACATTGTTTCGTTCACAAGCAAAAGTCTTGGTCAAAAAAGACGGTAAAACAGTTAGAGAATTACAATCTGGTGAATTCAATACTTATAAACTAAAACCAGGTGAAGAACATGACTTTAGCCAGTTTAGATCATCACAAAAATTCCATTCTACCGCTGTTCCAATTGATAAGATGATTACCAGAGCGCAAAGGGCCGTATCTACACACGGTTCTAATGACAAGACAATTATTATTACAGCTAGATCAGACTTTGACGATAAAGACTTATTTCTACAAACTTTTCGTAATCATGATTTTCCAATCGATCATGTATATGTTGAACGAGCAGGTAATTTAGAAAAATATAAAAAAGGTGTTAGAACACATATTACAAAAGGTGTCATACTTAGAAAATATCTAAACAGCGGTAAATTCACACGTATACGCATGTGGGATGATCATAAAGATAATTTAGAAATGCTTATCAAGATTGGCTCAATGTATCCAGATATTGATATACAAGCTTTTCTAGTTGATCCAGAAACAGGAAATACGACAAGATTTAGATAATTGAATTATGTTCCAATTATGTCATTTTTCTCTGCAACAATACGGATGTATAAATAGTTCATAAGATTTTCACAATCCTTGCAGAGAGGATAAATGGCTACTCAAGAAAGAAAACCGGGCGTTGCATTTTATGGCAAAGTGCGTTATGCAACCCTAGGGCATAAAAAAGCAATTGATACAGCTAAAGGTATCACAGATAAAGTAGGCGGGCAGCTTCATATTGGTCTGTCTGGTACATCAGAACCTTTAACAGCATCACAGAAAAAAGCACATGCAGAAGCTATGTTTCAGCATCCAGTAGAATCTGGATCAGAGCATACCAAAAATCTATTCTCATATCTTTCTCATCTAAATCAACATCATGACGAAGTTCACCTTGTAGCAGGCTCAGATCGTGCGCCTGAATATCGTCGTACATTGTCACAATGGAATGGTAGAGCTGATAAGTCAGGTAAAGTTGCATTCAACTTCAAGAAATGGAAAGTTCATGAGGTTGCCGGTAAGAGAGAAGATAGCGGTAAGCATCCAACAAAGATGAGCCGTGATGAACTAGAAAAGTCTGCATCTGCGACTAAGGTTATCGGTCTAGCTAATGCTGGTGACTACGAAGGTTTCAGGGCCTATCATCCAGGTATGGACGAAAAGAGAGTGAAAAAAGTTTATAATCAAATCAGAGCAGGTTCACAACTAAAAGAACATGCTGACATTGGTGAACTAAATCATGAAAGATTTGGACCAATGCTTGATACATTTACACAGTTTGCAGCTAAGAAGCTCGGTATTCAATCTATGCCAACTATGGAACTATCCAAAGATGATCTAGGTACATCATTTGGTGGTTATAATCCTGCAACAAAGAGCATTGTTATATCAACTAAGAATAGGCATCCTATGGACGTTTATCGTACTGTCGCACATGAGCTAGTACATCACAAGCAAAATGAAGACGGTAGACTCGGCAATGATATTAAGAAAGAAGGCTCAACTGGTAGCGATTGGGAAAACGAAGCAAACGCACATGCTGGTATGATTATGCGTTGGTTTGCTAAGAAGAATCCTGATGCATTCAAGACAGGTCATATTGTTGAAGCATATATGAATGAAGGACTGCAAGATCCAGCTAGAAAGAAGGCTGTATTTCTATTTGGTGGTCCTGGTTCAGGCAAAGATTTTATTATGCAACGCACACTAATGGGTCATGGCCTAAGAGAGATTAATTCAGATACCGCATTTGAAGCAATCATGAAGAAGCGTGGATTGAGCTTCAAGATGCCTCCTGAAGAACAGAAGAAAAGAGATATTGCTCGCGGTGTAGGCAAGACAGCAACTAGAAAGAAACAAGACTTATCTGTAGCAGGCGGTCAAGGTATTATTGTCAATGGTACTGGAGATGATCCTGAAAAAATCTCTGCAATCAAAAAGCATCTAGAAGATAATGGTTATGATACATCTGGTGTATTTGTACATACCGCAGATGAAGTTTCTAGAGAAAGAAATCAAGCCCGTGAAAGAACAGTTCCTGAAGATGTTCGTAAAGCTAAATGGCAAGCTGTACAGGATGCAAGACCTGAATTGCAAAAGATGTTTGGTACTGATAAGTTCCATCATGTAGATAACTCAGAAGATTATCGCACAGTATCTCCTGAGAGAAAAGAAGCTATTGATAAAGAACATCTAGGTCTGTTTAAGAAAATTCGTCAGTTCACAACTGCACAGACAGAGAAGCCAGAATCAATTGAAAAAGAAAAACAAAAGCGAGGCATCACTAAGTTTACACCCGCTCGCGCTACTAAAACATCACAAAAACAAGCAAAGCCAGCGCCTTATAAACCATCAGCTTCCGAACTAGAGCAAGCAAAGCGTCTTGGCATACAACACGTAGGAGATGGCATGTTCGGATCAAGCAAAGATAAAGCAACTCATGTGAGCAGAGGTGGTCAACTATTTGCATCTAAACTAGATGAAGCTCGCAAGATGAAAGGTAAAGATCCTTGCTGGAAAGGCTATCAGATGGTTGGTAAGAAGATGAAGAATGGTCGCGAAGTACCTAATTGTGTTCCTGTAGATGAAGCATTTGAATCATTCATAAAAGAAAATAAACCCTCTGATCGTGAATGGGGTACAAATAGCCTTACCAATATTTATAAGAAAGATACACCTGGACAATCAGACAAGAAAGTAGTGAAAAAGAAGCTAAAGCAGGAAGATACTACACCAGCACTAGGCTATGAATTTGGTAATAATGGAATTGGTCCAACATTTGGTGTCGTTCGCTCGCCTAATGGTCTTGGTACAGGATATTCTATGCCTATGACAAGCATGGCCGAATCAGTTCAGAAATGGGCAGCTAAACCTTCTACTATTGATAGATTTACTAAGCGTTATGGTGATCTAGCAGAACAAAAGATTTATGAAGCTGCATTGAAACTAAATGAAATGGATATTCAACCAAGATCATTTACTTCAATTCGCGAAAACTGGGAAGCACTTGGTGGTCGCGATAGCGGCACTGTTGCTAAACAAAGCAAAGAAGAGCTAAATGAACGCGGTGCAGATTCAAAAGGTTTATATAGATCAACAGAAAGCGGTGCAGGTCTAACAGCAAAAGGTGCAAAGCACTTTGGTGTAAAAACAGCAGTGACAACACCACCTTCCAAACTAAAATCAGGATCAAAAGCTGCTAAGAGACGCAAATCGTTCTGCGCTAGAATGGGCGGAATGAAAGGTCCAATGAAAGATGAAAAAGGCAGACCAACACGTAAAGCAATGTCGCTTAGACGTTGGAACTGCGAAGAATAGTTTTCAAATAAATATAATTAAACTCTAAGAGGATTAAAACCAATGTTTAACAAGAATGACCCACTAATTAGTTCAGTACAAAAAGTAATGGAAGAAAATGCTCGCCGCCGCGACATTGAACAGAGACTTTGTGAAGAACTAGGCATCTATTCACGTAGAGAACTTCCACGCGAGCATCAGATAAACTATGATGCATTGCTTGAGCAAAGAATTCAAGAAGCATTGCATCCTAATCAGCAAAAGTTAGATGTGCATGAACCTGAAAAAGATAAGTTGACAGCGCAAGATTTCAAGATGCTTCGTTCTGGTAAGAAGAATATGAAAGAAGCAGAACTTGCTGCGCCAGAATCTGGTACAAAAGGTCCTGCAGGTTCAAGAGCAGTGAAGAAGTCAGCACTGGTAAAAGAAGACGAGCAGATTGACGAAGCGTCATATTCAGCAAAGGCTGCTCGCGCTGGTAAAGATATTGGCAAGCCTGGCAAAAACTTCGCGAAGATTGCTAAGTCCGCAGCAAAGCGTTATGGTTCAGAAGAAAGCGGTAAAAATG